ACTGAACGAAGGTGCAGCAGCACTACCCGTTCCAGCATTCTCCAGTAGATCCGCAATACTGACCTTTTTGGTGATGTCACTGCCAACATCAACAATCGGCAACACGTCAGTGCTAACCGGATCTGTGTAAGCAGTCAGATCAGTAATTTTGATGTCAGCCATGATGCACTCCTAGTAGCTTGATTCTAATGCCAGATCAGGTCTTGATACAGGCCAGCCTACTCCTCATCGCGGGAACATCTTCCGATCCCGGCTTACAAGGGATCATTGGGTCAGGTCTTTTCATGATAGCCACAACTGTGTTTAGGCTTTAGTTACAACAATCATGCCGTGGGCTGGGTGCTCATTAACGGCGTTTGAACTACCTTGCTTGAAAAGATAGTAAATCTCGTTCATGCCAGGAGATAGGCTCCTAGCCCACTGGCTGCCAGCAGTCGTGTTATTGCTTTGGACCTCTCCATAGAAAGCGTCAGCAGGTGGACCACTGGTCGTGTTAATCCCAGGAGCGACATAACAAATACTCGCAAGGGTAGCGTCGTTGTAATACAAATCTAAGAACGCCGTCACTAGCGTTTGACTTGCTTGGACAAAGCCACATCGCACAGTCGTGGGGTAAACGCTAGAGGGTACAGGTCGCCAACCGCTGCCTGGAACATTCCAGCTATTGCCAAAGAAATAACGGCTGCTTACGTCATACAGGTTGTAGAGGTTCGCTATATACATTTTTGGGTAGTTCGCTGAATTTGCGCCCGTAATGACACCGCCCAGGTCCACAATGCTATTACCTGCTGTTGTAGTGCGAATTACCCCCAGCAGTCTCTGTGTTGGGTCGCCGCTCCTAACCAAAATACCGTCTTGAGTATCTCTTGCCGGTGGTGTGCGATCACCGCCCCAAGCAACAAAGGTTGCAGTCAGCGTTGGTGTCGTCGGGTTGGTTGGGTCGGTGTCTTGGATGTAAACGTCGTAGTTTGTATTAGCTGATCCTGCCCCAGACAGTGAGAACGACTTAACATTGCCAAATCGACGCACACCCCAGCGTTGAGTAATTGAGCTGTAAAGAGCAATTTCGTTGCCGTTATATGGATGCAGGTAAATTGTGCTGCCGCTTTGATTGCCGTCAGGAACAGCACTTGTGCTACTTAAGCTAATGCGAGCATTGACCACACTCTTAACTGCATCGCCTAGGGCTTCAATCAACGTGGCGGGACTAATTGCTAGGTCATCACGAACAAAGGCTTGAGCCTCTGATTCTGTTGCGAGACGAATCACACCTTCTTGTGTTTGGGTGGATAGTGGTAATTCAGGTAACGGTCCACCGAACGGTCCCATGCTGATTTTGTCAACAGAGGCTAAATAGGGTTTAGAACCGCTCTCTTGCCAAGTGGGCCTGCCAACGATTTCAGAACTTGTCAGATTTAGTTGAGAATTAACAGACAGGTTATCAACAGCAAGATTTTCGTAGTAAGTAGGAAAATCAATTGTGTACTCATCACTTCCTAGCTGATCAACACTTAAAACTGATCCAGTTGCTAGATCTTCTAAGCCTCGGTTATTGACGAGGAATCCCTCTTGGTTAAATCCTGATGCGTATACTCGTCCGCCGTTTTGATGGGTGAAGTAATAGGTAAAGCGGTTGATGTTGCCCAGCTCTTGCTGATACTGAGGCATTGCCTTTGTGTAGTTCAAATATCCGGCCCATTCCCAGGCATGGCCAAACAGCCTAATAATGCTGGGGCGACGGAACTCAAGTGGCCAGTTTGCCCAAGTAGTAGCAGCTCCGCTTGGTGGGGCAATACCATCTAGCTGCGTTCCAGGGTTCCGGTCGCGGTCGTCAAATGCTCTTGGCAGCAGAATTGTGTGTGCATCGCTAGCACTAAAACCTATGCTCACAAGAAACGAATGTATCCCTAAGTAATCAGTGGCTGTGCGGTATTGGTTAATGACAAGCGGGTCAGTGCTCCATACAGTCGCTAGGTCATAGCCACAAGTTACGGATGTTCCACTGCCATCAGTGTCATTGTCAAAAGCAATTTCTGGCTGTGCATTAGGCAGGAAATCTTCGTTGTTATAAGCTTCTTCCATGTGGACAAATGATTCTTGCCATTCGGTGTCTAAGAATGAGGTATCAGTTGTTTCCTTGACGCACATATAATGCTTTCCGTTTGCCGTAGCATTGTCACCAGGACGGTAATACCGGCCAGAAGTCCACGGTGCCGCAGGATTCTGACGGCGTAGTACAACACTTGCGGTTCTCTTTACTCCGGCTTCACTTGCTGGTTCTCCGCCAACTTGCAAAACTGTAAGTATTTCAGTATTTGGAATACCTGATGTTGGCGTTTGTGCTACATAATCACGGACAGGCAACCGGCACTGATTGTTTGTGTTGTTCAGAACTACACTGAAGCGTTTTGCCTCGCTGGAACGGTTATCCCGCAAACGACGAATGTAAACTCGACGGCCTGCAAGTGATGGATAATATTGACCTGTTGGTACTCCCGAAGGTGCCAAAATGGCCTGACCAGGCTGAATGCCGTCTTCGTTTTCTACTGTTCCCAAGAAATTTAATTTATCAGGATCAGTTACGTCCCAAGTGTTAGCAGGCAGCTGTACTCTGTAATCAGCGCCTATAGGATTTTCAATCCATAGCCAAGACCCTTGGCGGAACGTATAATTCCGTTCTCGTAAAATACGGGGTTCGCCAGGTGTTACAACACTTTCCTCTAAAGATTCGCCCAAGTTGAACCAATCTTGGCTTTGTATTGCAGCATCGGTTTGACCGTCAGCAACATCACCAACATAAATTTTAACTACGTTTCCTCTTTTTTCTGCAAGGTTACCTGCAACACGCAAACGACTTGTCGTCCAGTCCTGGTCGTTGTTAAATGCGTATGTTCTGTAATCCTCAGATAGAGCTGCACAACCTCCGAAATTAGAGTTGCTATTAGTGATCGTAAGTTCACCACCAGATTGAGTCCAATGGTGAACACCTTGCCCAATTGCAAAAACACTTACTTCTTGGATAACAGCATTGTTAATTGCTCTTATATGGAATGAACGCCGATCAGGGTTCATCCTGATGTTGTCTGGACTGGCGTTGATATATGTCGTGTAATCAGCAACTGCTCCCCATGTTCCACTGGAATAAAGCTGCCAGCAGCTCATGTCTTGCTGAAGGGCCACAGCCGTGAATTGGGCAATCACCATGCTGCGGAAGCCTTCTGGCTTGTTCCCATTCGCAAAAACACCGCCCATACCCCACACTGAGCGAACACTTGTGTTGTAGATATATGGGCTCGCGGAACCTACGGTGTCTGAAGCTGACGTGGGTGTAGGGGGTAACGGTCCAACAATTTGATACTCTGTTTCGCTTGAAACTGTATTGCTTGCAGATAGGTCAGCAGCTGCAAAACTTGCCAGAATTTTTTGATAGAACAAATCAAGTTCGGCTTGACTGCAAAATTCAAAGGCGTGCAGCAAATGGTGACTTTGGCTGGCGTTTAATTTATCCTTGAACGTAAAGCCGTAGTAGTAACCCGTTCCACTGACTTTGAAAATTGTTCTTCGGTTGCTGTAATCCGCTGCTTCATCAGCAGGTGCCGGTACAGCATTGGGGCGTAATAATGTTTTGCGAAGATCCAGGCTGACGACACTGCACCCTCTGGGCAGTACTACCCCGCCTGATGGATCGTTAAAGCTAATTAGATCTGCATCAGTTGGTTCATAAGAACTGCTTCGTGCTGGGAAGTCGGCAGGGCTAAATACTTGGCCATCGTCGTTCAGAACAATATATTCACCTGGCGCTACAACAATTGAAACTAGGGCGCGGTCCTTTTGGCGTTGTGTCGTGAACCAGTCGCGGCTGGTAATAATGGCTGCTTCAATTGCAGCGCGGTTGATGGTTTTAAATGGACGGGCCTCGGAATATCCGCACTCAAGTTTTTGTAGGCTTATACGCCGCTCGATTTCAACTTCAGTCGCTTGGTACGCACCACCGACGAAGGTGTCCTGCCCGGTGTATCCATTTACATACAGAACATAAGGGGCAGACAGCGGATCCGATGGAAGATCTGCATTGCCCGCCAGCTGCCTTAGCTCATCTGCAACCGCATCAACCTGACCACGGAAGCCTGCCTGGGTCGTGTCAATATGCCCTAGAGAGCCAGTCTGGCCAGCGCGATTTATTTCAGTCACGTTCTTGAAATCATGATGATACCAATAGTTTAATGTCTTCTGTCGTCACAAACTGCACCGTCCCCGCAACGATTTCTGTCGGACGCAGGTTGACAGCACTTGCCGTGACTAAAATGTTTGCTTCATAGTACAGACCGCCTTGGATCGATCCGTTAATATCGCCACAGCTACCTTCTCTGTCAACCATCCAGAATTGTGCAGTAGCTTCGCATCCTTTCTCCGTCATCATCAGTAATTGAAACAGCGCAAGGCCGCTGTCCTTTTCGTTGGTGTAACACTTACGGTCGATGAGAAACTCAGCAGAACCGCCACCCGTGACCAACGACTTGACTGCATTGCCGAATTTTTCTGATACGGAGGTAGTCTCTACGCTTGGAGCATTTAATTCAAGCGACCATTGAGCAAGGTCACAAAGTTGCTGCCAAGCCGCTTCATACGGGGAAACAGTAACGTCCCCCGCAACAGAGAATAGATTAATCCGGTTAGGCAGACACCCAGCAAGGGCATCGCATCGTTCAAGGTAAAAGCTTACGCGGTCCAAACTGTCGATGTGCATGTAATATTCATTAGAGGCGCAAGGCGGAATGACGTTACCCCCAGAAGTGTCACCTTCGCGTGAATAAAACTGCGAACCGTCACCCACAGTTGTCGAAGCAAAAAAATCGTCACCAGACTGAGTAATAAGCTGATCTCCTGCTTGAGTTACAACAAACCCGTCGCCGTCAGGATACTGTTCTGTTGAAGTTTTGTAAAACCTGTCGCTGTTGCTGCTTATTTGCGATCTGTTTGGTCCTAAAAACCAGTTACTCCCGTAATAACTTGCATATCCGTCAACCCTTGGGGGGAACGGGCCAGTTGCTGTCGGCAAGCAGTCAACAGTTACACGATCCCCATTCCAGTAGCCTGATTTAGACGCAGTGTAAAGGTTGTTTACGGCGTCCAAAGCCGAGTCTGAAATAATAAACAACTCCGGGGCTGTTCGTTTTAAAAGCAGCTTTCCGCCAACACCAAGTACAGCCATTAGAAATTACCGACAGGCTTCCCATTCACTTGAAAACTCACAGATACGGCTTGGACTGCACCAACCGCAACACTTGGGCTGATGCTAGTTACAAAGGCATAACAATTAAGACTTGTGCCGTCCTGACGGCGAAGCACAAAATCTACTTGAGAATTTGATTGCTCATTGCTGAAAATAGAATTAAGCAATGAAGCCGCAGTTCGGTTGCTTGGGTCATACAAAACAGTGGCCGATCCAGTTGTACCCCTCATGCCTTCAACATAAGTTCTGTCGTAGCTGCCGATCGATGTATCCTCTAAAGCGTCTTTTGAAACGTTAAGAGTCCACTCTCGGCACTTGCCTACAGCACTGCCGTTAAACCTTAATTGCCCATCGCTTCCTGTTAAGACTCCCATCAGCCGTCCAGAGTTGCTACCAACGTTACCCGTATTCTAGATCGACCAGGCACTAAAGACTCAACGTTTGGCGTTTCTGCCCATCTCCAATTCAAATAGCTTGGTATTTGATTTTCTGGGCCGTCCATGCCTTCAAATACTGTCGCCGGTAACGTCAAAATTTTTGCTCCGCCCAAACTGTCGTGCCAGCTTTGAAGGACTGCTGCAGTCTTAGTATCGTCAAGCAAAAACTCAAGATTTAAAGTTGCATTTGACGCCTTACTGCCATACAGCCGGGTTGTACCTGCGCCGCTTATACTGTCAAAACGCTTGGTTTGGTACTCACCAGGCGTGAAACTGCGCCGTGTCGGGCTTACTGCTGGAAAGCTGGCCATACTTACGTCCCCTCAATTACAAAGTTGCTGTCGTCAAATTCGACCACCATTTGCGAGTAACCGCTGTCAGCAGTTGGGTAGTAAGTCGCTACAACATCTATGTTACCGTCTTCGTCAAATGACAGGGACTGGGCCTTATAGCTTTGAACATTGCTGATTGAATTTTTTAAACAGAAAACGGCAGGACTCTGGCTGCACTTCCCGCCAGCAATTGTCAGCGATGCCTCCTTGATTACATTGTCTTTCCCGTCCCAAAGCAATACGTCATAAGTGCCATCTGCCATTTCAGGCCATGACGTGACTGTTCCATCAGCTGCAATTGCTCCGTTTTGTGGTTGGTTGTAGCTGATTGTTTCCATGCCTAACTTGAAAACCGCTCCAATATTTAATGCTGCTTCTGTAGGTGTGGTCTTAAAAGTCACGCTGTGGGTGACAAGCCGCCGCGTTAAGCATTCCCATTTGGCGCGGTCGATTGCGTGGCGCTGACTGGTGCAGTAGTCACTCATATCTATTTTCTCGACTGGAGCGTCTTCAGGCGTACTGTTTTCCCTTACTGTCACCTCCCGCGAAACTGGGAAAAGACCTTTGCTGACAGTGCCGCTTGTCTCGCGCTCTTCACGCCAGATAACAGAAATCCTTGGCGGTATCCGGTCTTGATCGTCGGAAAATGAAAGTGAAAATGAATCTTCG